TCACTGCGATCGGCGCAGCCTGCGTCGATAGCTCACGCAGTGCAATATCAACCCAGCTCATCGACCCAAATTCGTTGTATGCGTTCTCATGGGTGCTATCACCCACGATTGCAACCGAGCGAGTTGGAACCGCATACTGGAATTCCAGCCATGCATACATGGGTGCGTTGCCGGTTGTGGCGACAGATGCCGGGAGGTTGGTCAATGTCCCTACCCCATCGTTGCTCGTCAGGGTCGAAATCATTTCACGGTATGCAGCAGCGCCACGTTTCGCATTGTAGGTAGTCAGCGCACTGACTAATTGGGAGAACACGCCGGCTGCATCCGTTTGCGCGAGCTTGAGCAGCGCCGCCGGACGGCCGCCGACCACATCGACACGTGGAACGGAGACGCAAGGAACCCAGTCCGAGACGTTGTATGCCGCGCTGTTGGCTGCGGCCGGGGCTAAGCTTCCGGTCTTCGTTGCAGCACCACCGTCCCAAGTGACGGCCCGCCAACCATACGACGTGCTGACTAGGGCATTGTAGAAAGTGCCGCCGACCCTAGGGACGAACGCGTTGTTCACCGTGTCATATACCATCGTCTCGGTCGGCGCGACCACCGCACTGAACACCGGAGGCGTACCCGAGTTGTTCTTTGCGCCCACCCACACGCGTACGGCAGTGAAAGGCGCTTCCGCCTCAATTTTGAGATTCTGAGTTTTAACGCCAGACGCGCCAGTGACGTATTGCGAGTTGCCAGCCATGCGCTGTCCGCCCGACAGATTGGCGACGCGGCTCCCGTAACCCTTCGTGCCCAGCGGAACAGGCCCGGTCGGCGTTACGATGCTTTGATTTCCGGCCGAATCCTGCGTGGCGCGGGCAATCGGCAGCGCGCTGACGTCGGATGAGATGATGTAATCCACCTGCGACGCCGCGCTGATGCACACGCTCTGGTCGCTGTCGTAAGGGCCGAACGAGTTGCTGCCCTGTAGCCCGGTCGGCTGGTTCGCGCGCACGGCGACGCCGGTGCCGCTGGTCTTGAGCGCGCTGCCGCGCGGGACGGCGACGACGGCGGATGCTCCTGCTGAAATGGTCGGCATAAGCCTCTCCTGCTGAATAAAAAAGGCCCGCACGTGGCGGGCCGTAAAGCCCGGAATTACCCGGGGAGGAGACAACCAGGGGTCAGGTCTGGCCGAACAGCACGACGCCCATCATTTCCGGGTTGGTGGCGCCGACGCCGAAGCGGGTGTCGCAGCGATAGAAGTACTGCTTCGTGTTGATGTTGAAGGCTTTGTACATGATCACTTCGATGCCCAGCTCGGTGGTGCCGCGCATGTAGCCGGCGCCCGATGCGGTAAGGCCTTCATCGATGCCGTTGCGGCCCGGCAGCAGCTCGATGGCGCGCTCGTCCCAGAACGGCGACACGTTGCAGGCCTGGGTGTTCAGGAAGGTGACTGCGGCGCCGTTGGCCGGGGTAGCGGTAACGTTGGCGTATTCTTTCTCCGCTTGGGTACCGCCCTGGGCCGAGATGATCGGCGGGGTGACCAGGTAGGTGCCGGTGCCGCCGGCCGCGCCGGTCTGCTGGCCGACGATGCGGAAGGTTTTCAGCTGGCCGGTATCGCCCTTCTGGATGTGGTGCAGCGCATTGACGCCAGCGACCACGAAGGCGTCGCCGACCTTGATGGCGCCGCTGCCCACGGTCAGCGAGACGACCTGGTAACGGTTGTCGACGTTCTGCTCTTCGCCGCTGGTCGCTTTGCTGGTGGCTTTCGGGGTGTAGTACTGGTTCGCGCCGTTGAACACCACGCCGGTGGCGGTGGCCGCGGTCAAGCGGTAGGTGTAGTCCGACTTGAAGGTGTCGAAACCAGCCACCGGGCCGACGTAGGCCTTTTCGTAGGCGGTATTCACCTTCGAGTTCGCCGAGGTTGCCGGCTTGGCCAGGGCGCTGGCCATGCTGTTGTAGTCGCGAGCGTGCAGGATCGAGACGCGGCGGCCACCGTCGCCCGCCAGGCCCTGCTCGATCATGACCGATTCGGCGGCGGCCAGGTCGTCGAAGCCCGACGCGGCGGTGTTGCGCTTCACGACCAGCGAGCCTTGCAGGCAGGCGATGTTCGCGCAGGCGATGTTGATATCGGTCGACAGGCGCTGCATGGCCGACTTCATCTTGCGGTCGCGCTGCTGCGGGTCGTTCAGGTCGTTGCTGGTCATGCGCCACGGCACGGTCTTGTCGAAGCCGAGGCCGATCGGGACGGACAGTTGGGTGACGTCTTGGAACGACGACGAAATGTCGGTGCCGGCAGCGCCGTCGATCGACACGGAGACGTACGGGACCGGGCGCCAGAAGGCGGTGCCCTGCGAGCGTTCGAGGACGGTGGCATCCATCTCGACTTTCGAGACGTTCTTGCCGATGGCCAGCAGGTCGTCGAAACCGGCCAGCAGTTCGTCAAATTTGACGGTTTCTTGCTTGTTAAATGCGGTAGGCATGAAGCCCTCCATGAAAACGGTTGAGTGAATTGCGGCCTGTGCCGCTTGCTGCTTCGCTCATCCGTTTCCGGCCGGACGGGGGCCTTTCTGGTACCGCACTGCCCGTGGGGTGGGCGAATCCTTGGTGGCCCCGTCTGACGTGGGGGCCTCACGACGGCTTACGCCGCAGCTTGCTTCCTCTGGCGGTGGTATGCCGCCACTTTGGTGCGGTCGCCAGTGCGATCCGCTTCGGCTTCCAGGCGAGCCAGCGTGTTGTCGATGCCGGTCGTGCCGCCGGTCGTGCCGCGCACTTGGCGCTCCGGCGCCGGCGGCGCCCTGCGGGACTGAACTTTCAACTGCGTCTCCAGTTTCGCCACAGCGAAGGCGAAGTCGATCGGGTCCTTGATGGCCGCCAGCTCCTTGGCCTTCGCCGGGTTCTTGCCGACAGCGTAGACCATCAGCTCGGGCTTCGGCAGACGCAGGATGATGGCCTGCTGTGTCGTGTCCATCGTCGACGTCACCAGATGCTCGGCGTCGTCGAAGTCGGGCACCTTGAGCGCCGCCTTCGCAGTCTGGTAGGACGTCAGCTTGGCGTTCCATGCAGCTTGCGCGGCTTCCTGCTCCTCGCGCTGCTTCGCAGCCTGCGCGTCGGCTTGCTGCTTGCGCGCGGTCCAGGCCAGCAGTTCTTCGCCGTACTTCTCGGCGTCGTAGTCGCAGCCCTCCAGGGTTGGGCGCTCGCCCACCGTGATCTGCGGCGGCTGCACGGCCTGCTTGCTCGCGGCTACCTGCTGCTCCAGCTCGCGAATCCGCTTCGCCTTCTCGCGATCGGACTTCCGCAGCTCCTTCACCCACGCGGGCGCGGGCTTGCCTTCGATCTCGTCATCGCTAACGGCCGGCGGCGTCTCGTCGCCGATCGTCACGATCACGCCATCGTCGGCGCCCTGGTCGTCGCCCTCGGCGCCTGCCTGCGGCTCACCGTCGGGCGTCTCACCCTCCAGCTGCTCGTCGGCCTGCGTCTGGTCATCGTCCTGTTGCTGTGCTTCGGCCGCGCCGCCTGCCGCGCCGTTACCTTCGTCGCCCTGGAACTGCTCGCGGTACGAACGCTGCTTCCACATCCAGCTTTTGTGCATCGAATTCCCCTCGTTGCTCACCGATAGGCCCGGTGGATGCCAATGGGCAAAATGATAGGCGGAAACTATTCCTAACGCAACAATGATCAGCGGAATTTATTGCTGCGTTGCGCGCTGGACGCAGGAAACTTTACTGATTGCCTCCGTTTTGGGGTTCGGTCGGTGCCGCGGCGGGTTGCTGAGCGGCCTGCGCCGCCTGCTGGACCATCTGCTCGCGCGCCAGCTGGTGGTCGCCCAGGTGCTGCGCCACGGCCAGCGCGTGGTCGGCGCGGCCCTGCTCGACGCCGGCGAGGGCGACAACCGTGTCCGCGCGCGTCTTGTCGACCTGGGCGGCGGTGAGCGCAGTCTTCGCCTGCGACGCCTGCGCGTCCGCCATTGCCTTCGCCGCGGAGGCCTGCAGGAACTGCGCGTTCGGGTCTGGCGGAGCGTTCGCGGCTTGCTGCTGCTCGGCCAGCAGTTCCTGCTTCTCGTCGTCGGTCGGCTGGATCACGCCCATGCGCACCAGCTTGCGGCGGTAGAACGCGCGGATGTCGGCCATGCCTTCGCCTTCGAGGTTCATCAGGATCATCGCCGTCAGCACCGCCACGGTTTCCGGGTCCTGCGTCATCTGCAGCACGCCCGTCAGCTCGCGCACGAGCGCGGCCTTGCGGCTGACCGACGACGGGCCCACGTCCGGCACGACATCGAAGCGCGCTTTTCTCAGGTCGTTCGCCAGGTAGCGCTCGCCCGTTTCCTTGTCGATCATCGGCTTCATCAGCTCGACGGTGCCGGTCTGGTCCGCGTGGTCGATGGTCTTCATGCGGCGGCCGGGCTCGTGCAGCAGCTCAGACGCCATGGACTGCCACACGTGGCCGACCTGCTTGATCATCTTCTTGAAGTTGTCGATGTAGATGAAGACCTGCATGTCCAGGCGCTGCTGGATCAGCTCGACGGCCTTGCCCGACTGGTTCGGCTGCAGCTGCTCGCCGGCCTGCTGGTTGCCCAGCATGTCCTCGAGAGCCTGGCCGGCCAGCTGCGCGAGCGCGGCCATCGCCGGCGGCATGTTCGGCGCCTTCGTGTAGGCCACTGGCGCGATGATCTGTTGGCCGGTCGCCTGATCGAGGATCGGGTTCACCAGCAGGTACGGATACTTCTCGATCGCGTCCTGTGCCCACATCTCGGCATGGCCGGCGATCTGCTCGGGCGTCAGGATGGGCTTCTCGATGTCGAAGCGCGCCGCCATCTCGGCCAGCCAGCTCTTGACCATGTTGTCCAGCACTTGGGCGTCGCGCGCCAGGCGCACGTGGCCCTGCATGCGTTCGATACCATCGACGAACCAGCGCTTGCCGTAGAACGGCACGATCGGGATGCACGTGCCGGCGATGTAGCCCTCGTCGGACAGGATGCGCGCGCCGTTCATGATCCACTTGTGCACCTTGCGGACCTTGCGGCGCTTCTCGCGCACCTTGCGGAAGCCGCGCGCTTCCAACTCGGCCAGCTTGCCCGGCTCGTCGTCCAGTTCCTTCTGCGGCACTTCCATTTCGTCCGGCTCGTCGTCGCCCAGGGCGAGGCCGCGGAAGAAGTGCACGAGCTCGGTCTTTTCCTCGACCTCGTACACCTCGGCGATCCACACGACGTCCGGCGTGCACCAGTCGAACTCGTTGCGCGTGATGAACTTCGGCATGCTGTCCGGATCCTCGCCGTACTCGTTGGCGTAGTCGTCCCGCGTCATCGACGACAGCACGTAGCAGCGGCGCGCGTCGGCCTTGTCGTACCGTTTGCCGTCCAGGCTGAAGAACACGCACGTGTCGGCCTCGTAGATCGGCTCGATGGCGATGCGCTGGCGCGTGTCCTCGTCATCCAGCTCGTCCTCGTACCGCGCGCGCAGGCGGATCGCGCCCATGCCGCCGCTCGTGCCTTCCTCGAAGCAGTTGTCGTAAGCCTCCTGGGCGCCGCTGTCCTGCTCGTCGGCGCGGAACAGGCCGACGCATGTGTCGGCCAGCTCGTCGGCCTGGCTGCCGTCCTTCGGCACGAAGTCGACCGTGATCCGGTTGTTGCGGTACTCGTTGATGATCCGCAACACCGCGAGGTGAGTCTTGTTGAATTCGAAACGCGGCTTGTTGGCAAACTGCTCACCGACCGGGCCTTCCCACTGCGCGCCGGGGATCGAGTAGAAGCGGCGATCGCTCAGGCACTGGATGCGCGTGTCGCGCGTCGCGGTCTGGATGGCGTCGAAGTCGCGGAGGAAGAAGTCGTGCTTCGCGGCCTCGCGGTCGCTCTTGCTGGGTCGGCTCATGGCTGATGCCTCTCGGAATTAAATTTCCGATAGTCTACAGCTATGGGTTACGGGATGGAAATAGAATGTCTTTCCGTCGCGGAATCGTTGTCTTGTTTACGGTAGCCTTGCCATTCCACAAACACTAGGGGATGTAGATGGACTACCAAGAACTGCTCTTTGCTGCCGAGGTACGGAAGGCTGCGGTCGACATGTATCGCATGAGACGTAAAGAAATCATTGAGAACCATCCACAAGAGGGAACTCTTGGACAACGGCTTGCCGAATGGGAGGCTCAGCATCCTTTCGAACACTGGTTCGTGGAGGCGTATAAGTCGATCACATGGGCAGCATCTGTTGTTCGCGATCTCCGCCAGAAGGAAAGCTCTACCGGCGCCTGAACGCCGACGCTGTCGGGATCGGCGCGACGGCCTGAGGCTTCTTTGGCTTGTCACGCACCATGAACGACATCATCAGCGAGTCGGCCATGTTCGGCGACGGTATTTTCTTTGCGCGCATCTCGTCC